AGAAACCTCGTACTTGCCAACTGACAGATCATTAAGCGCAACGGTCTGCCCGGTCTGGCGATCGATAACTGCGCCATTCAGCAGAACCATATCATCCGATCCATCTTCATTCATGACGCGCATTGGCTTATCTGAACCATAAACCTCGCGAGCCATTGACAGCCACACCACGCCACAGCGGCGCATTGATTTAGCCATGTTATCCATGTAGATAAATGACTGCGTATCCAGGCGGTTGAAGATTGAATCGACAGTATCGCTTGCGATGTTGCTAGGAATGTTATCGATGCCAGCAGAACCGGTGATCTGCTGCATTGACTGCCCGGTGTATTGCAGCAAAGCTGCGACCGCTGGTGATAGTGGGGTTGATGGCGTATAACCACTAACCGATGCGGCGGCAATCACATTGCCGGATGGGTCGCGCAAGCTTTCCATTGGAAGGAACGCTGGTCGATTGGTGTTCCTGTTTGCCCAGTGCTTAGCTAGCGGACCAGGGATCATGTTCACGTCAACGATTGGGATATTATCTCCGCCAGTCTGAGTTGCATTGTCTGCAACCATAGAAACCATCAGGTTTTCCAGCCGCTGGGCATCCATCGCTTTCGCCGCATGCCCCTCGATGCGCTCCATGTTATCCACGAATGAGCGTCGGCCGTAGAATGGGATCAATGGAATGTGCTCGCCAGGGATGCGCTCAGGGTCTTTTAGCCATTCAGAGCCAGACATCAGACCGCAATAAACCCGGCGCTTCTTGACGGTTCGCTCGCCAAGGAATTGGAATGCGCCAGAGTCTGACAATTCGTCTTCAATGTCCTTGATTTCGTCCTCGTCATAGATTGCGCGCTCGCCTGTCATTAGGCTTTGATATGCCATCAACTTGACATTCTCAACCTTGATTTCGTAGTAGCGTCCAACATACACAGCATCAGGCGTGTTCCAGTCGTATTGGCTGTTATCGGTGTTATGGTCTAGGCTGGCGCATTCTGCATCTGGATATTCAGCCTTGAATGCATCAGGTGTCATGGAGAACATCTCCATAGCCCACATAGCATCGGAGCGATCGTATTGCTTGGCGTCCTGGTCGAAGAAAACGCAGTTTGCCGGGTCATATACCGGAAGGAATGAGATGCGCTGCTGCTCATTGGTCGGATCCATTTCATCTTCGTACTCAGCACAAAGACGCCAGCAACCCATGCCGCCAACCACTCCATCATCAAATGCGTTATCGCAAGCCTCGCCACCGCTTGTTTCTTCATAATCAGCGCGGAACTTACCATTCATCTTTTCAGCTAGCATCTCTGATGCCTGTCCGTCTTTTGGGCGGAACTTGACTGAGATTCGATTGCGTCGATATTCGCTGATGATTCGATCACATTCCCTGGCAACCTTGTTTAGCTCGAAGCGTGGATATTTATCAAAGCGGTTATTGCCAGAGTCAACACTGCCGAAATCCCACCCAGCGTTGGTGCTTCCTTCCCACTGGGCGCCACGAACGCGGACGAATCTCTGAGCCTCCACAATCTGCGTGCGCATGTCGTTTGTTTGCTCGTAGGCCTTATTGAAATTCCGCTTGGCCTTATCGTGCCATGAATCTAACTTTTCTTGTTTGGTCATTATCAGCCAACTCCGCATGGGATAGTGTAATTTGAGTAATCAGGCTTAATCACCGGACTCCACTCTAGCATTGACATCATCACGGCATCGGCCATGTTTGGAGACTTAATCTTTAGTTTTGATTTCATCTCGTCCTTGGTCATTATCTGAAAATAACCGTTGCCATTTGCCTTTCTTGGTATTCTACACAATTCAGCTCGTAACTTCGCAAGGCTCTTGATGTCGCTTGATAGGCTGATCATGTCTGCAGGGTCTACATATTCACCTTTATGCACCGCGCGATAGGTGTTAAAGAATCGGTCAGCCAGTCGCTTATAGAATTGCGATCTCTTCTTCTGGAACACGTCTTTGTTCTTGCGCCAGCTTTTTGGATCATCAACATCATCGCATTGCTGATAGATGGCCTCTGCATTGTCTGGCGATTCACTGCCTTTAAACTGGATTATATCAACCTTCTTGCCAGCGAGAGCCTCAGTAACCTGGCGGCGCAAACTCGCCCCAAGTCCGTCACAGTCCCACGTAAATAGATCTGCTCGGTTATCTATTGCATAGTTAGTCGCCCAATCGGTAGCGTCGTTCACGTCACCGTCAAGCTTTTCCTGCACATCAAGCACTAGTGATCCATGCCGCAATGATAACGCCTTGGCATCCCCACCCATGTCGGCCGGGTCATAGGAAACTATCTTCATCCCCGAAGGCTTCCAACCAAGCTTTTTATGAGCGTCGATAGCCGCATCAAACCATTCAGGTTGAATGATTGAATCCTCTACGTCATCACTGAACTCACCGCGCCATATCCAATCATATTTAGATTGAGACATGTAACCATTCTTTAGCTTAGCCTGGTCTTTCTCCAGCTCTTCTCTCAGCGTCTTATCTTTCGCGAACCATGGGTTATGCTCATAGCCAACCTTGATAATTAGATGGTGATCATCCTCGTAATAACCATCTCTCAGCAACGCATCTTGGAATGGAATGATAAACGCCTGGCTGATCGGGCTTTCGCTTGAGCGTGGGTTGAACGTGAACCATAGTTCCGCATCATCAATGCCGCGCAATGTTGGCCCCATTACGTCAAGAGACTCCTGGCTTATCGTCTCAGCCTCTTCAGTCCAGAATCGCTTATAGCCATACAGGGATTTCATGTTCATTAGGTTGCTGTTCAACCCCCAGAAAGAGAACATGGCGCCATTTGAATGACGTATCTCACCCTGGCTTTCTAGCGGTCTGAATCCTTCAAATCCTAATCGACGAATCTCACCCTTTAGGCCTTTGAATACAGATTCCTTAAGTGACTTCTGAACCTCACGGAAGCACATCACGGATGAACCAAAATCCTTTGCCTCTGCCGCAAGAACGTCCATGGCGAACATGGATTTCATACCGCCTCGTCCGCCATATGCAATCTTGTATTTCTTCTTTTTGATCAGTAGCGGCTCAAGTCTTTCTGCAATAAGCACATCCGGATCAGATTCTGTTAACGAAAATGACTCACCGTCGCGAACCCACCGGCGAACGACATTAAGCTCCATGTCGACGATGCCATAAACAGTCATCTTTTTAACGCCAGAGCCATACATGCTAGTGACCTCAGCCTCCAGCCTGTCTAGTTTACTCATCAGCGCTTTGGACATTTACACCCCCACCAGAAAGCATCTTCTCTAGCTTGGCTACGCGCTCCATTAGCTCAGTAACCTCTTGAACGTCGATGCCTATCTTGATTATATCAACCACTTGCTTACCGATATCAGGAGGTATTTCTCCGGTAGACACGGCTTTGATTATTGCTTCAATTTTCTCTACCGGAGTTCCATTTTCTGGGTACTGGAAGTTAATCAATGGCGCGGTTTGTTTTGATGTTGGATGAAGGCGAATTAAAACCTCTTTCATCAACTGAACTTCACCGCCTAGCGCCTGAGCTAGGATATTGTCGTAAAAGTCCTCAACCGTTAGCGACTTTCTTTTTAGAGCCTCTTCAATGAGCGTCGATTTAGACTTCCCTCGTCTATTATTTGGTTGCCTATCGGCTGAAAATTGAGTGCCCTTGTTTGCCATGTTCCGTATTCCTCCCGTATTAACGGGAAATATAGCACAAAAAAGCCCGAATTAACGGGCTGTTGTTATTTGCCGTTAAGGCTTGCTAAATGCTTGCACATACAGCTTTTCACCGCCCACGGTTGTATGCAGAACATCCAGATCACCCTGTGGTACAAATCCAGCCACTGCGGCAGCAGTTGCCAGCGCCGTGAACTTAGATCGGTCTGAGTGCTGAACGATTTTATAATCAGTCGCAGCGGTTGCGCCGGTAGCGATGGCCTGGAAGAATTGAACCTTACCGCCTACGGTTTCCAGGTCAACACGGACGGAGCCAGTTGGTGGCTTGGTTGCGATGTTTGCCTTAACTAATGCAGTTACTGCATCCGCGCTAGAGCTAGTCACTATTTCAAATGTTGTAATTGCCATGATGATTTCCTATTGAAATGCGGTTTGTTTGTGCTGGGCTGAATCAACTGCTTTTCTCGCTATAACAACCCAATCAACATTATTGCCGCCATCTGTTGATTTTGCTATTGCGATCTCTTCGCTTACTGACATTTGTAGTAGCTGGAATCTAAGCTGTGAAGAGCCAACAAACTCCCTGGCCAGCTTCACAGCAACAACGTCATTCCCGAGCATGTTAAAGATCGCCAGTGTTAGCTGCTCGCTTTCAGTTATTGGTAAAAGGTCATTCATTTTTTTCACCGTGCCCTTTTAAATTGCGGGAACCGCCTTTTCATGTAGCGAGATGACTTCATTTTAATACCACATATAATGATACTATTAGAATAAACCAGAACAAACCAAGCAAACATATAAGGATGCGCCAAAATGTTTTCCTTTTCATTTAAACACCCCGCCATAGTAAGCAGTTAGCGCCCCGACGATTACAGCTCCGACAATGATAGTCCTAATCTGCTTGCTGATATCGTTGATTATTCCACGTATTGGCTTTTGTTCTGCCTGGTCAATTTCCAGTGACTTAACTCTATCACCAAGGATCTTCACTTCTAGCTTTGTGGCATCGAATTCCTTTGACTGGTGATCCATCCTCGTTACTAGCACCCTAATTTCAGTCGTCAGAGCGGCAATCCCCCGGACTAGCTCGCTCACTTGAGACGTCAACTGGTTGTTTTCCTGCATTGTGTAAGCTCCAAAGCGCTCTAGCCCCTATGAGAATCGCCACGATGCAGAACGCCAGGATTAGATAGATATGCACCGATAGCCCCAATGGTTATGAGTATGATGTCTGCGGATACCTGAATCAACCTGTCATTCTCGTAAATCCAGGTTATGGAATCCGGAAAAATCTGAAAGTCAAGTAACAGGATACTCGTTTCAATCATAAGCAGCAAATAGACGCATGCAGAAATCTTATCTAATGCATGCGGATTTGGGGTTGATGCGCAGAATAGGATTAATGATAGGTAAACAATTATGTATGTTGCGAGGATGGTTGATCCGTCAACACTCATAGAAATGTATAGAATGTTAACTATTGCAGAAAAAAGCAAATAAGCAGCCACCGAAGTGGCTGCCATAGATTTATGAGTAGACCAAATCTGACTTGCCGCCATTGCGATTGCGAGGCTTAGAAGTAGGCTTGGACTTGCCAGCAGGCTTTGTGTCATTTTTCGCTGTCCGATAGAATTCTGCTTGCCGCTTGGTTGGAGTTACTCTGGCCATCATTCACCTCACTAGTTAATACTTTGAATGCGATATAAATACAGACACCACACAAGAGTATCACCATGATCGGGAACAAGGCCAGAGCGTTCATTATTTTTTGCCCTCCGGTGCTGCTGGTAGTGGCATCCAGTGGGTTATCTTGTCGTCTTGCCGGTACTCTTCTTCTGCATCAACAAATACACCATGCTTAAATACATAACCGCCAAAAACTCCTCCAGAACTGTTTAGCGTTATGATATTTTCACCCTCTTCTGGCATCCGCTCGCTGCACGCTATCCAACCATCCTGCATTGCTGGCGATGGCTCGACCATATCGAGCGCAACCTCGGAATGGTTCAGCATTGCGGCGCGGCAGGCGTCACCATCTTCGCCGAAAATTGCACGTTCCAGCACATCAATGGCTTGAGACGGAACATGGCTGTATTTGTCAAAAGCTTCACCCTTAATGCGCTTCGCAATCGAAAATAGCCTATCTTCCTGCTTGTGATACAACTCCCGCACGTTTTTCAGATGCTGGTAATCGTCCGGCACTGCTGGCGCTGGAGGGGCGGTGTATAGCGCTAGTCTGTCATCTCCACTAAGTACGTCTTTAGAGCTTGCCCAAACACGACCGCAACCCCGCGCTCCATCAGTTAAATCCTCTAGCATTTGAGCACCGATGTACGCCACCGGCTGCGCCTCCCGGTTAGCCAGGAGTTCTGCTGCCATCGATTTGTATTCATCCCAACTGCACTTACAAATCATGTTCGGATCGGCCAGTTCTTTGAGCCGCTCAGTCGTTAGTGTCTGTGTCATGCATCCCCCTGCATATGCTTTTGGCAGTTTGGGCAAACCCAGCCGCCATTGATTTTTTTCCACCCAGCCTCTTTGGCGTCAGAAAATAAGAAGGTCATGCAATCTGCTGCCGATTTTTTCGTGTCGTCAGCCATCACATGCGGGTCATCGTTATCGTCTGACCAGCAGCGTGTTCCGCTCCATACCGCCCGGCCTTCCCCACGCATTTCGCAGCGCAATGAAATGAAAATTGCCATCCTACTCATCCCCCTCTACGGTGAAGCCAGCGGCGCGGATAGCCTCAACCACATAGCGTCGGCTCATCACAGTTGAAGCATTCAACCGCACCGGCGTAGCCAGCTTGGCTTCCAGCTCGGCGATGCGCTTTTCACGCACGGCTATTGCATTTTCGCAGCAGCCTTTTGCATACCTGACGTCCGCAAGATAACCATTCCCGCGCTCTATCTCTGCCAGCAGGGCGGATACGTACTCTTGCGAGTAGAGATTTTTCATCTCACCGTCTGACATTTCCATTTGGCATGCCGGCTTGCTCAGTTCGCTCAGCTTATTGTCCATGATGGCAGTCCTTCAGGTAGTCCAGCAATTTCAGAACAGCCCAGCAGTAGAGGCTGAGTAATGCGCCAGCTATGAAGTAGGCCACAGGGCCGTGTGCGGTAACCTCGATGACGGAAAACTGAAGCACTGCCGCCGCTAAAATCAGGGTGCGAAGCGCACCGATAAACATGCTCATAATGCTTTCTCCTGGGATTCAGCCGCTTTAGTCCAGCAAAGTTGTGTTGCGTAAACGGATTTGACTCTCTTCACCTGCCCCTGCGCCTCGAGTTTCTTAAGGCGTCGCAGCACAAATGACGTTTTCAACTCCCGGAACCCATCGCTGCGCAATATGTTGGCAATGATATAGGTCATGCTGTTGCTGTGACCCCATTTCGTCATTGCCGCCAGAATTTCTTCATCTGTTGGGTTGATCTTACGATTAGCCATGCTGGCCTCATCACTGCCGACTGTATTTTCAGTGTCATGAACAAAAACACCCGGCACCTTTCCCGCAGCTATAGCATCGAACAGAGCGCAAACATCATCGAAATCACGGCCACCATTTGGGAAGAATTCTTGCATTACGGAAACAGCATTATCTTTTTGATTTAACATTTTATTTATCCTTCAGTCGTTGTATTTCCGCCTCGGCGACTTTGAGCGCTTCGACAGACTCGGTAAGCATTGAATCAATTCGCTCTAAGCGCTTTTGAAGCCGCTCTTCACTTGGCCGTTTATTCCAACTTGCTGCCGCTTCCTCTGCGGTTTTATGCCAGCCAATTCCAATTGGCCCATCCATGTAGTTGGTTTCGCAATCGTCGCATTCAGCCAAGTAAAACTTCTGGTGAAGCATTACCGCTGGCCCACCACAAAACGGGCACGGCTTCAGTTCATTTGCCATGCTGGGCCTCATCGATAGACTGGAACGGCTCACACGATGACGTGCAGCCGTCGCCGTCGTCGGGGTTTGATTTGGTCAGATAGATAAGCTGCTGCCGGTCTTCAAGCTGAGCATCGGCGATAAGCTGATCCGTGTTGCGCTTCCGTCGCCACCAGGTATGGCCGCTGGCGGCTTTCACCATGCCGTGCTTCTGCTCCATCTCACGATTCCATGTGAACCATTCAGGGTGTTCGTGGGCGATTAGGTACAGCTTCGCATCGCTCTTCTTGAAGCACGTCAGGCAGTTGCCGTGGTGCGGCGGGATATTCAGCTTAAACGGCATAGCGTCCCAGAATTCGTTCACGTCCTGCTTATCGAAACCACCCCAATGGCAAAGCGGATAAACGAGGTTGTAGCGCTTAGCCGCGTCTTTGTTCGGATCAGCTCGCTGTGGCTCATCGGCTCGCATGCCGATAGCTGTCTTTGCTGACCATCCGCGCCGAGCCAGGCCAACTTCACGCATCCATGAGCGGATTGTCTGAGTTTTCAGATAATCGCTGCATTTTTGCCGAGAGACATTAGGGATACCCTCAACGCTGATCAGCTGCTCGAATGGTTCGCCGTTCCGCGCCGCCGTTTCAAATCTCACCACCTTGTGAGCCATGCCAACACCATGAATCGGGCTGGTAACCCCTTCGAGCCAGACCACATTCAGCCCGAAGTGCCGATCGCATCTATCCACAAATTTCAGTGTTTCTTCGTGCTCTCGTCCTGTGTTCGCAAAGACAAAATGAAAATCGAAGCAGTCGGCGTAGTTCTGCAGCAGGAAATCGCACATGAACGCCGACGACTGGCCCCCGGAGAAGCTAACGACCATCGGCTCTTTTGGCTTCAGTTCATTTGCTGGCATCACTGGGTGCTCTTTCATTTGGCCTCCCGCAGCTCGGTGGCGAACAATTCCAGGTCATAAATCTGGTTTCGGACTGCTTCCTGAGTAGCGCCATATGCATGGGTGTCTGGATGCATTTCAGCGAGCGCTCGTTCCTTTCTGCTTATGAGGTTTTCAATGACTGCAACTGCTCCCCGCGCTTCGATAGCGGCAAGGGCGGCACCTACCTCTTCAACAATGTCGTCAAGGTATGCGTGCCAGTTGCTCCACTCTGGAAGCTCTCCGGTCACGGTCTTGTATATTGAGGCCAGCGCATTTCGTGCAGCATCGCGCTCCACAGCTAGCGCATCGCGCTCAGCCTTCACAACTTCCAGCTCAGAAAACAACGTTGCATAGTCACCGTGCGCCACGTATCCGCCCTTCGAAGTTTCAAACATGCCGGGGAGTCCTGACTCACAGCTGAAATCAGGTTCATATAGTTTTGTTTCATATACGTTCATTATTCACCCTTACTTTGCTTGTTTGATTTTCGCCACTCTGCCAATCTGCAGTAGTCGCAACAATATTTTCTGTTCTTGCTTCCGTAGAACTTCTTTTTGCATTCAATCCTTTGGCATATCTTTTCTGTTATTGCCATCTCTCACCTCTCGAAACTAATGATAACAGTATTCCGTTTCATTGCAACATAAAAAATGCGCATCCGTGCGCTTTTCTTACTTGATTGAGTTATACCAGGATTGCCAACGGTAAATGTTAAGGCGTAGGTCTGCCATGCACTTCAATGTTTCAACATCCGCCTGCAGATCATCATCGCTATTCGATTTTGGTTCTGACGCCTTGCACGGCTCTTTCATCAACTGCGGAGATGGCGTTGGTAGCAGTGACGGCCGCTGACTTGATGCGCATGCGCTCAGCATCATAATCACAGACAACACGATCAGGAACTTTAACATAACGAATAACATCTCTTGTGATAGTTTGGTACTTCGTTTCTGTGACCACCTTGACCTGCGCAGCCTCAGATTCTCCACCGTCTGCTTGCTTCTGTACTTCTTTTGCCTGCGTGATTTCAGATTTAACATTTTTCAGCTCCTGGCTGTTTGTATACCAACCATGTGAGAACCAGCCAAATGCGTACGACAGCAGCATCAATGCCATCGGCCATGCATATTTCACTTGATTTTCTCCTGTACGATTAACCTTGCACCCATCGCCGCAAGGATTAGAGCTACAGAAACCCACCGAGGAACGACATCATCAATTGCGCCATTGATGGCCTCGATGGCTGCAGCTATCGCCAACAGCTGCATGGAGCTAAGTTTGTGGGCGCTTTTCCACTGCTTGATTAGCTTCGGCATATCTCAGCCTCCACGGCGCGACGCTTAACCAACCCCGGCAGAACCTTCCCGCCCCCATAAACCCATTTGCTAAACTCGCCGCATGCTTGCTTTGAATAACCTTGTCGGAACAGTTTGAACATTGTTGATTTCTGCATGTTCCCGCACCCGGCATTGAACGTAATGGAAACGGCAGCATCAAACTGTCCCTGCGTTAGCTTTGAACCATTGGCGTATTTGTTAACGCATTTCTCGGCAGATGAGATGTTCTTAACCCAATCGCTAGCAATCTCATCATCCGTCTTTCGCTTGCCTGCAACGACACCATGTGTATTCCCGATGCCATCGGTTAATATTCCAGCCGGGCAATTGTACGGATCACGCCTGCAGCTCTCTGCATTGCCGATAATCTCCAATCCCTTCTCACTCGTTCGAATCTCATCCTTGTAATTCGATGTGACGATAGCGATGATCGCCGACACGGCGCAAACTGCCGCGCCACCTTTTTTGATTATTGACATTTTGAAATCTCCAATTTATGGGATTCCAGAATAACAAAAGCCGCACGGTGGCGGCTATGGTTTAATCTTTTGGCGGCTCAGGTAGTGGCATCCAGTGCGTGTAAGGAGCATTCTCTGATGGGCCAGTGATTTCATCATCCCCCTTTGCAACGCAGCAAAAATGCTCGTAGTTCTCGCCATGCCCACACCAGAATGTCGGTGCGTCGCCCTCTGGATCGATGAAGTCAAATCCAATTCTGACATCCTCGGGATAATCTCCGGGCTGATGTGGCGTATACACCAACACCATTACGCCAGCATCAGGCATTCTCTCACTACACTTAATCCATTCACTCATCACTTACCCCTAGCGCTTTGTTTATGGCTGCGTTAATTGCAGGGTTGTTATATACCTCGCCAGTTAACTCACCCTCATACATCTCAAGCTCCTTTCTGGCGCTCATTAATGCCTCAAGGAGATCTGGCGCAGCAGCTATAAGGTTGGCGTTTGCTTGCTGTTGATCACCATATCCACCATCTGCATCGGTAGGGCCACACGCCGCTACTTCCTGAATCAGGCCACCATTGATACGAGCCTCAATGTACTTTGTCATTGAGCCTGTTACGAACCACGGCCCAGGCGTTCCTTTAAATCCACTCATCACATAATCCTCGCTAGTTTGTGTTAACTCTGCTTGCTGTAAAATTGTCGCTCTTGGTGCTGAACATGTGGCGCATGCTTTTCTCTTTGCTTTCCCCGGCCACCTG